TGCGTCCGCGTTGCTGTAATAGTAGTTACTGCCGTTATACAGCCAGTCGTTCGATGACGTCATATGCGCCGTGTTGCCCAATTGCAGCGTAACTCCCGTTCCACTCCAGTTGGCATTTGGCGTTGCTCCCACGCCTACGTTTCCAGCCGACACAACCAAGTCTAAATTGTTGCTGTCGTCCTCGCTTATCGTGACGTTGCTACTCTCGTCGTTGGAGAGCCATTGCATCACGTTGGAACTCGCACCATCGGATTTGATGATTGGCTCGTTTTCGACGGTCGTGCCGGTGGCACTTATTGCTTTTTTGTAGAGTTGAAAATTAGACATTAGATTTAACCGTAAGGCGAATAGTCAATTGCAACATAGCCACACCCGTCCCCGGCAGTGACGTTGCAAATCTCCCATTGTGCCAAAGTGAATTCCTCCCCGTTGGGTCCGGTGATGCTCAACACGTCCCCGGGTTCCAGGGGTATCTTGACTGTCCCCCCCACCTTCCGTAGGTACACCGTCCCGGCGTTTTCCGTTTCGCTTGCCTTATGCGCCACCACAATAAGGGTGTCCGCCTGGACACTACTGGCACCGAGTGCCGTGTTATCATCGGCACTTGCACTGGTTATGTATCCGTCCGTTATGCTAATCTCCGCCATGTCGTTATTTTCTCCTTAAAAGTGTCTGTTTCAAATTATTCCGCGCCGCTGGTGTCCCGGGCACTCATCACTTGCCAAGCACCCTCGTCCCCCTCGTAAAGCAACTGGACCACCCCGTCCCCGGTAATTACCAGGGAGGTGTCGTTTATCTTAATGCCATCCCCGGCCTCGGCGGAATTGTCATCATTTATTGTCAGTGTTTGGGTTGGGGAGTAGGCATTAACGAATATGTTTAAATAATACCCGTCCGCTCCCCCTGCTATGCCGTCCAGGGTTGCGTTGCCGCTAAAACCCGTGTTGTTCAACTGGATAAAACTGGAGTTGCCCAGGGCAAGGGAGTCCATGGAGGCAGACCCGGTAACGGTTGTTTTTTCCAACCTCACATAACCGGCGGCACTGGTGCTGTTACCCGTTCCACTCTTAATCCCGTCTGCCTTAACCGTTACCGTTTTTTGAATGGGAGTCCGGGCAATGGAGGTGCCGGTTATCTCTATCTCCAGGGTTGCCGTGGCACTTGCCACCGGACTGGAGTCTCCCAGGAGGAGGGTGTTGTTTACCCCTGCCGTGTTGAGGTCAAGGGTGCCCTGGTGGAATGTTTCCCAATCCACCCGGCAAGTCCCTCCCGAGGTGGTGGATGCCACCACATAATCCGTTAGGCTCAAGGCCGAGTCCGATTTGGTGGCATAAATCCCCCGCGCTTTAACCGCTAACTCGGTAATAACACCACTCGCCACTCCTTTAACAATAAGAACAGGGTCCTCGCTTGCGGCACCGAGGGGGGGTTGTAACTCGTCGTTAAGCGTGTAACCGGTGCCCCCATCCACGGGTTTGGCTGCCCCAACCCGATATTTACGGGAGAGGGTGGCACTGGAATAGGCAGTTGCCGAGGTTGCCGAGGAGGGAGATACCAGGCCAATCTTAACCGTTAGATTGTCGTTAAGGGTGGTAAACTGGGAGGAGAACCCACCGGACTCATCCGGGACCAATAAATAAACCTCCACCGGTATCTGGTCCCCCTGGACAAATGCCGGGATGTTAAGCGGTGTGGAGTCAACCGCTGACGTTACTAATTCGTCATTTTGGAGGTCAACAAAAAGCTTGAGCAAGTTTGCCACAAGAGGATTGTGCCAAAGATTTTTGGGGTTTCAAATTAAGCGGTGTGGGTTACGGGAGGGTTTACCTGGCAAAAATGGAGGTAATGCTTGGTTGTCTCGGTGGGAGTGACAAAATTAACGTCTGCCGTTAGGTCCTGGATTGCGTCACTCCCAAAGGTTGCCCCGTCCGAGTTGCCTATTTCACTTTCCGCAAAATCCGCCCGGTTGCCGCTTGCCGTCCTGGAGTCATCGTATAGGTGAAATAGGATTGCCCGGTTGGCATCGGTGGTGGTGGTGGACCCCGTGTAATGTAGCCCGATAGTGTAATTGTTTTGGGTTAATGTGTTAATGTAGGTGCTGCCACTGATAACCCCAGCGGCTGCCCTAAATTTCCACTCACAACTGGCATCAACTGCCGTGGTGGCAAAAAACCGGGTTGCCGTGGTGGAGTAACGCATGGGTATTACTTGCTCCTCCAGGCGGAACTTAAAGCCCAAGGCAGTCGCCCGGGATTGAACGTCCGCAATCTTAACCCAATGCCAAGCCTCCATGGTGGTATCATCTCCGGTCAAGGCATCGGCGTAAACATCCACCATGGGGGCATCCGTCTCGTCCCGGATTGTCACACCCAAATTATTATACAGGTCCTCCTCACTGGACCCGTCTGTAAAACCGGCATAACATTCCCGGGGTGCCAGGTAGTTGTTAAACAGGTAACTACCCTGGGCCATGGGGCGTTTGTTGCCAAAGTAAACCTCATCAATGCAGAGGGGGCGAATCTTGGTTGCCGCCTTACAGACGTTAACCAGGTCGTTGTAATGTTCCTTGAGCAGATTAAGCCGGCAATACTCGGTTGGGTTCCCGAAAACGGCGGAGACAATCTCGGCGGCAGTTGCCGAGGTGGAGTTTGTGTCCTCCAGGTTCTTTGCCCCATCCGCTATCACGGTCCGGGGATAGTTTGGGACATCCGTGTCCCCGGCAGAAAACGCCTCCACTCCAATATCAATGTCGTTGGTTTGGTGGGCAATGCCGGTGGTGGTTAAAGTGCCGGTCTTGTTTTGCGTGAAATCCACCCCGTTGGGTCCAGCCGGGTCGTTGTTAATTTCCAGGTGTGGATAATTCCCGGAGGTGGTTTCGTATAGCCTTGGCTTTCGTGGACCCTCAAATAACCGGTGGAACTTGTGGGCATCGGTTGAATGCCTCCTGCCTCCGGTTGTTCCGTTAAAAACTGAACCCTTCCACATACTCGGCCAACCGGCCCGGTATTCACTGGTTTTAAGGCTCGGCCAAGTTTTGTTGGTGGCCACCGGCCAATCCTGGTCCAGTTCAACGTAAGCAGTTCCGCCGCTTAAATTAATGGATGTGTAATGGGACCGCATAAACCCGGTGAACCAATTGTTTACCGGCCAAGCTTCATGCCAAAAAAGAATGGGTCCCTCGGTGGTCAACTTAACCTCTTTACTGCTTAACGTGGGGGTGCTGTTAAGGTGGGTTGTTAGGTCGGTTTTAAGGGTGCCAACCGTCTTGGTGTGTGCAGCATAGGAGGAGGAGTCGTTGCCCCTGTACTGGTAGTTGTGGAGGTATTGAGGATGGGTAAAAACCGGGGGCATATAAAATTTTGTTTCCAGTGCCACATCACTAGAACCACTCCCCAAGTCTAACGTTCTAAACTGGTCCTGGTAGGTCAAGAGGTTCGTGGTTTTTTGCCACACATAATAATACAATTTGGAGGCGGACTTGGTTATTGTGAACTTATTAAGCACCGTGGAGGACCCCAGGCCGGCGGTGGTTAATGCAGTTGCGAGGTTGCTGTAACCGTCAAACTCTATGGTGCCAATCTCCGGGGTGCTGGTGGCATCGGTTGCCCGGTAATAACTCAAGTCCCCCGTGTGAAAGGCTAACTCCGCAACCTTGGCAGAGTCGTTGACTGTTGGAACATAACCGGCAGTTGCATACTCGCCGCCAATGTCCACGCATTGGGTTGGCTCAAATGTGATGCGGTGTGTTTGCCTGACCGACTCCTGGACCAAATCATGTTGCCCAACAAACTCCATAATGTTGTAGAGGTAGGAGGCATTGGTAATGTTATTGGCTCGCATGGTTTGAGCCACGCTCCCGGTGTGGGAATCAAAGGCCAAAAATCTTGGGTCATTCTTTTTGCACTTAAAAAAATATTTATAACTGGAATCGTAACCGGCAGTAACAGAATCCCGGCGGACACATTTTTGGGAATACGCAGGAATGGTAAGGCTGTAATTATAACTGGAGGAGGTGCCAAAATAAAACGTGATTTGGCTGCCCGTTAGGTTGTGGAGTTTAAAGGCGTTGTACTTATCATAGGTGTCCGGGAACTCAAAGACGTTGCCGCTGGCGTTGCCAATCAAAATCTCTGCAACGGCATATTTCCAACGTTTCTCCGGTGCCGGCTGCCCCTTATCCCACACATAATAAGTGTTGCCACTGTCGGTAACGGTGTGGGCTTTTAAGGTCTGGTCAATGGCAATGTCCGTGGCAGACAATGCCCAGCCTCCGGAGTCATAAGTGTAGGTTGCCGCACTTACTGCCGAGTCAATTGTTGCCTGGTCATGTGTTGCCGGCAGGGATGAATAAATGGGGTAAATGACGGAGAGGTCATCGCTCTGGTGCTGGCTTGACGTGTAAAACCAAAACTCCTTGCCGGTGAGGAGGTAGTCCACCCAATCCGAATCCACCGCCCCATTAAATAGGAGGTAGGTGGATTTACCATCCATTGCCTTGTCAATGATGGTGTCCGCCTCGTCCCAAAGCAGATTCATCCGGTCTGCCGTGGGTTGCTCGTTGCCGGTTAAAAAGTCTAAAGCCAAACCGCTTTGCCACTCCCTCCGCTCCCACTGCCGCCGCCCTTACCTTCCCGGACGGTGCCCCGGGTTGTGCGCTTGTAGTTGGTATTGGAGGACCCAACCGGCAGGAGTGACAAAATCACCTCGCGCAGTTGGTTGTGCCATGCTGCCTCGGGTCCATTACCTTTTAGTTTTGCCGGGACGCGCACCATGTTAGGCCTCCGGGTAAAGGAAGTTGGGCCAAATGTTTAACTGCCATTCCTGGTTGCGCTCAAACTTGCCGCCGGCAACCTGGGTGATTTGCGGGGACTTTTTCAACCATAACCATTTGTAGGTGTACCCGGTGCCGCTTATGTCACCGTCCACCGTAAATATTGGGGTGGGAATCTCGGACAAGGTGGCTTGTATCATGGCCGGGATGCCCTCGGCAGTTGTTAGTTTTGCCGTGGTCCAAAGGTAGTTAACCCCTGTCGTTGCCATGGCGCGTTGATAGTCGCTCGCCACCAACTCCGTCTTGCGAATAACGTATTCCGTTTCAATGTAAGACTCCTGACCCTTGGTTAGCATGAAGAAAAAAAACTTGGCGTTATCGGTCCAGGCAGAGGTGTTGGTTGTGGTGCCGCTGCCGGTGTGAATGGCAACATCAAATGCGTCCGTGTCATAATCCTTGGTGGTATCATCCCCCCACTCCGCCGCCTTTTTTTCAATGTCCTTGATGGTGTTAGGGTTAAGGGAGTGCAATCGCCAATGCTCCCGGATGTCCTTTTGGGTGTCCTGCCCAATCAACTCCCAGGTGGTGGTTACATCGGCGTTATTATCTCCCCCACCCCCTCCGGTGGTGTCCCGGTTAATCCTGGCAGTTAGGGTGGCGGTGGCTCCGTTAGTGTCATAAGTTACATCATCGCAACGGGGGGCGTACCGGGAAATTAGTTTGCGGACGGCACTGGCCTCCCCCTCGTACCGCACTTCCGATTGCCAACCGCTCTGCTTGTTCCAAGAGTAGCGTCTGCCTGTTCTCCTATATGTGCCTTTGCCTACTACTGTTGCCATTTTTTAATTGGGATAAATAGAATCCCCCGATTTAGCGGAGGCAGTTGCTTTGGTGTTCGCAGCGATTGCCTTTTGTTGGACGAGTTGCTGTTTAGCCAAATTGATTAAGCCTTGGGGAGAACGAACCAGGGCACCGATTTGTTGGGCGGATGTCATCGAGCGGGAAGCACCACCGCCAGCGGTGGACTTGGACAGTTTGCCGGCAGCCTCCATCGCTTTCATCTCCAACTCCAATGCCTTCTTTTTGTCCTCCGGTTTCCCGGTTTCCCGGAGTGCCTTAATCTCTGCCTCGGCTTGTTCCTTTTGGAGTTTAAGTTGGGCTTGCTGCTCGGCGGTGGTTAGCTTGGCAAAACCCAATGCCTCCTTGCGTTTCTGAACTTGTTTCTCCAAGGCTTTAATCTCCGCCTCCATTTTGAAATCCAACCCCTGGCCAATAAATTTGCCCTCCGGTTTCTTATCGTCGGCAAGCATCTTTTCTCGGGCTACTCGGTTCTTTTCTATGTCATCCCAAACCGCCTCCATCCCGCCGCCAAACGACTCCCAAAAACCCACGTCCCAGTTGCCTTCTGATATGTTAGCCATTATGGCACCCAAACCCGTTATATACCCGGAGATGGGGGCAATGATTAACCCCTTGAACACCTCAACAAAACCGGTGGCAAAACCGGTTAGGTTGCCCAGGAACTCCCCAAACCATGAGCGATTGGCGGCAGTCAGTGCCGCTAGTTTCTTGGAGGCATCATCTAGAGAATTAATGGACTCCTCGCTAATGGCAAAATCCCCGGAGGCTGCCGCCATTTCCCGCAAAGCCTCGGACCCCTCGCTAATAAGGGGTAACACTCGCCGGCCCAGGTCATCGCCAAAGGTGCGAATGGTTGCAGTTAACACCCGGGATTTGTCATCGGTCTTGGCTGCCGCATCGGCAAAGGCATAAAGGGCCTCCATTGCCGTTAGGTTCTTCATTTTGCCAGACTCCAACCCAATCAACCTGAAGTCCTCCCGGACCCCCTCGGACCCACCTATGGCATCGTGCATTTTATCCGCCAAAGTCCCAAAGGCATCAACCACATCGTTAGTGTCTGCTCCCACCGTCTTAAAGAGGTAGTCCATTTTTTGGAACTCGTCCGTTGTTAACCCGATTTGGTGGGAGAAGGTTTTAACGTCTTTGGCAAACTGTAACGCCTCGGAACTAGCCTTGGATAAAAAGCCCAGGGCAAACACCCCGGCAAGTTGTCCCTTGAGGTTAGATGCCATTTTCCTCCCGGACTTTTTCATGGACCCGGAAACCTTGCTCATTCCCTGGTTAAAGGGCTTGGCATCCAGTCCGAGTTTGGCAACGAGTTGGGCGAGCATTTTAGTTGTTCCTTATTTGGTTGGCCTCCCGTTCTGCCTCCATTTTGGCAAACCTCTCTCCAAATTCGTCCGCCTTCTTCTTTGCCTCATCATCCGCCTCGGTCTTTAAGTTGAGGCTGCCGTCCATTTCCCCAAGGGTTACGATGTCCCAAAGGTTCATTGCGAAAGGCCGGTTCATAATCTCGGACTCGGTTAGGTTGGTCTTGCTATGGAGTTGCACCCGGATAACCTGGGCCAAGGGTGTCTCAAGGTTTTTGCCCTTGTCCTTGAACCAATAGCTCGGACCCTGCACCCCTTCTTCCAGATACTCCCGGAGAAATTGGGTTTCCTTTTCCAAGTCTATCTCCTGACAAACCTTGGCAAGTCGCTTGGTGTGTTTTGTTATTGCCCCGGACGCTTGAGCCTCCAAGAACTCCTCAAAGGTGGAGGAACAGATAACAACGGCAGCGGCAAAATCTATGACAGTGACGGGACCCCCCAGGAGTAACGCACAAGCGTTTTTCTCAAGTAGTATGTAATGCCCCAAGCTAAAGGGGCGGAGCCTTATGCCGAGAACCTCATAAGTGTCCGGGACAATCGTGTCATGGAATGACTGCACATTATTAGGTCAAGGTGGCATCCAGGTCGCACCCGGCATACTGTTTAAGCACCATGCTTATACGGGCCTCGGCATCGTTGGAACGTGATAGCTCCCCACTCATGTAAGACCACACCCCGGCTCCGTCAGTTTCTTTAACCGTGTCAGTGTCCCCGTCCAGGGTTGTTAGGTGTTCGTCACTCTCCACCAGGGTAATAAGGGTGCCCGATGGCGGCAGTAGCTTCTCAATGTCTCCCTGCACCGTGTTGAGGGTTGTTGAACTGGGCACCACCTCGATGGATGTTTCCCGGTTCTGGTTACTGAACACCAACAAGGACACCTCCCCGTTGCCGTTCTTCACCTCTGCAACATCGGAGTTATTGGATACCGAAACACTCTGAACCTCACCCTTGGCAGTTGCCCACGGTTCCGCCGAACCGTCAAAACCGGTGGCAGTTATTCCGTTAACGCCCCATACCACATATTTACCATTAAAGGTCGCCATTCAGATAGTTTAAGACTTATCGGGGGCGTTTCAAATTTTGCGCCCGGATTTGTTAAAAGCCTTCTCCATTCGGTACTTTAAACGTTTCTCAAAATACCGGTTCATTAGGTCCATGGATTGGTCCAAGGCATACTTCATCCACCTGGTGGTTGCCCCCCTGCCACTGGCATAGTCCATTAGGTTGGCAATGGTTATTTCCTGCCCGGGGAAATTGAACCCACTGGACTTGTCCTTGATATAACCCCGCCCGGAATGCCGTTTCACCCAGGCCGGCCACCCCTTGTTGCCCCTGGCCTTTAACCCTCGGGCTGCCTTGTTCCACCCTGCTTTGTACCGGCCCAACCGGGTTGCAACATCCTTGATATACTTGTTGCGCTCGGTCTTGTTTATTACAAACAACTGCTTGCCGGTGGTCTTGTTTATGCGTCCCCGCTTGTTCCTAAATCTCTCATGGAAATTGCCCGGTATGGTCTTGCTTACTTCCCGGCCAATGATGCGGGACAACACCCTCAACTCCCCCTTACTAATCAGTTTTTTTATCTTGGGGTCCTGGTAGAGTTTTAATTCTTTGAGAACACCCACCACCCTCTTGATGTCGGTTTGGATGTTTTGAAGTCCCTGGGCTTTTTGTTGGCCTCCCTTTTCGGAGTGCGCCACGGACATGTTGCCCGAGTGTGGGGGCGTAACCTTTAGGGCAGTCTCCACCAGGTGCCGCCCGGTTAATCTTAAAATTTCCTTGGTTGCTAAACCGGTCTCCTCAACCAGTTTATCCACGGAGCCATAAAATGCCCCATCATCAATGGAGAATTTAGAAGGCACTGGCAACAACGTCGAAACTCACCGTCCCAACCAGAAACCGGTCCTCCACTCCCTGGGTGAATCGGTACCCGAACACCCCGCTTGTCCTAATCGTCTGGTCCGTTGCATCCAGGGTGGTGGTTATCCCGTCATCCATGAACAGGTCCCGGATGTTGGCCAGGAGTGTCCGGTGTGTGGCGGCGGAACTGGTAGCGTCCACGTTGCTCCTAATCTCTACCACCATGCGAACAGACCACAACCCCGTCCCCACCAGCCTCTCCTCGGCACTCTCGGCAAAACAGACAATCCCGTTTTTCTCATAAGCACCATCGTTTATGCCGGTCAAGGCATCGTAGTCGGCGGAGTAAGTGGACCAAAAACTGGACTCCTCAATTACCTCCTTGATTGCTAACTCCAGTTTGGAGTCAACGTTGTTGTATGGTGATGCCATGTTATTCGTTTAATCCTGCCATCTGGTAGGAAACCACCTTGCCGTCCGACAATGCCCGGGCATGGATGCGAAACACCTTGCTGTTTAGCCGGGTGTCATGGGTGGCGGTGATTGTTACGGTATCGCCAATGTCCGGGAGCGTGGTAAAGTCAGCCGCTTTAATTGTTAACTCCACCGAGAAATCCGGGATTAACCCACCCGGTTCCAAGTTGTTCTCCTCCGACACTTCCCCCAGGTATCCGGTGTAGGAGGTGCCCCCAAACGTAAAGGTGGTGGTCCAGTCAGCCCGGACATTTTCAAAGTCGGTTTGCAGTTGTGATACCAGGCTCATCTTAAATTAAAAAAGGGAGAGGAGGATAACCCCCTCCCCCCATGCACTAACTATTTAACCGTTTAGAGGTCGCAATCAAACTTACTGAATGACTCCGCATGGCGGACCGCAATGTCCGTAAACAGAGAAACGATAAGTCTAACAATCCCGGAATGGGCGGAGGTGTATGGGTCCACCAGGACTTCCACACCGTTCCAACGTCCGATAATCAAATCGGCCATGTTGCCGAAAATGAATGCCGTACCGTCGCTTCCCGTTCCGTGGGTATCCGGGACGTTGTTGGAAACAAACAACGGAGAACCCGCCACCCTTCCATCATTGTCCAGAAGGAACTTTGCCGTACCACTTGCAACCTCGGTGGTTGCCAGTGCTGCGCGTCCCTTGGCGGATGTTAGCCAAGCCAAATCGCCCATAAGGGCGTTGTCCTGGTCAACCTCGCTGATGCAAGCCCAAAGCTCGGAATAGCTCAACGTTTGCCCGGTGCCGGTGTTGCCAATGCCCGAGGTGTCAAGAATCCCGGAGGGTTCATTGGTTCCACCACCAACGATGGCGGCAGCGTCCTCGGCGATGGCCAAGCCTTTGAGGATGTCGTTGCGCAACACATTTTCCATATCCAAAGTGGATTGGACCATGAGTTGTTTGGACACATCAATGTGAACGCTTAACCGTTTCGGGGTTAACGAGATTTGGTCAAACACCGGGCTAGACTCGGTGGGTGAACCTGTTTCCGCTACCCAATAACCGGTGCTGCCAGTGGTCAAGCGGGGAATGCCCACGTTGCCTTGGAGTCCCGAGAGGACTGTTGCCCCGGCTTGTTCCACCACAACCATGTTGCTCAAACGGTCAACAAAGTTTGAGTCCACCACGGTTGCAACCGTATCCGCACCGGAACTTGACCCGGCAGTAATATCACGGACTTGGAGGTCGTTGGGGATTAACAAACCGCTGGTAACTCTACCGTAACGCTTTTGTGCCTCCTCGCTAACCTCTGCCTCGTAACCACCAAAACGTCCGTCCTTTAAATAACCAGCAATGGCATTGCAAAGGCTGAAACGTTTTTCCTCCCGAGGTGCAAGGATTTCACCCTTGTCCTGGACAGGCTCGGTTTTGAGTTGGTTGTCCAAAATCCACCGGGAAAACTCCCCGGCAGTCTTGCCGTCTTGGATGGCATTGTGCGCGTCATCCATGCAATTGTAACGGGCACCAAGTGCCGTTAACTCCTTGGAACGTTTCAACTCGGCATTACGGGTGTTCTCCGCGATAACCTCAACGTTAGGAGTTTCTTTTTCCTTTATTTCTTGTGACATAATAATGTTTTCCTTTTGTTGTGGTTGTTCGACTTCTACACCCCGGCCAACTCCAACCGAGGGGTCCGCTGGCACCGGCACAACGGATAGCTCTAGAGGGAGGAAACTCGTTACTCGGAGGGTATCCAGCCCATCCGTTGCTCGTTCCCGTACCGTCTTGAGGACGTAATAGCCAACGCTTACCAAGCGTCTAATGCCATCTTTCACGTCCCGGTAAATTTCCTGTGCCCTTTCGGACTTGGAGAAACGCACAACTGCACGTCCCACTTTGTCCTCGTCAACCCTGGCACTCTCCACCACACCAATCTGGTCATCGGTGTTGTGGTTTAACAAAAGTGGTGCCCCGTTGTTTAAACGGGATAAATCTGCACTGCCCTCGGAATGGTCGAGGACTTCCATGAAACCGTCCCTTTCAACGGGCATCTCGGAGCTAAAGGCCAACTCCACAACGTTGTCCTCCTCCAATGCTCGCGCCTCTGCCTGGACGGAACGGTGTGCCATAACCATGGCGGCACGGTGTTGGTCTTTTTCCTCGTCGGCAGCGTTCTCCCCGCCGCCCTCTTCTGAATCGTCCCCCTCGGTGATGCCTTCCGGTTCCGGGGGGTTCTTCTCCATGATGATGGTCAAGGTGGTGGCATCCTCTTGGACATCCACCAAGTGCCGTTCTTCTTTTACTTCACTCATCTGATTGCAAGGGTACGGTTTCGGGTTGCTGTTTCAAATCGTCGCCAAAGGCCAACCCCTTCTCCTCGGCCAATTGTTTGTCCATTGCAATTTGGTCAAACACGTCCTCCACATCTCCCCCACTCTCGGCAACAATGGACCGGCGAGATTTTAACCCGGCCTCAACTGCCTGGACATTGGCTTGCAAATCCTTGAGAGGGTCCACCCATGCCCACCGTCTCGGCTTCCATTGCGGGGCATTCATCTTGTCAAACCGATTTATGTTAAATGGGAAATGGTTTGCCAATATGCTTGACTCCAACCAGGACTCAAAAACCGGGCTAACAAATGAATCGGTAAACCATTGTTGGACTTTCTTAAAGTGTTCCCTCTCCTCCAACACCCCTGCCCGGATGCTTGAATAGTTCACACCCTCCAGGTCATTTGCCAACATATTGTAAGAAACACCCAGGCCGGCGGAGATGCCACGGAGACAGGTTTTAACAAAGTCCTTGTAAGCTGTCGTTGGGTGGGAAGGGTTCCACTCCTGGAATTTCATGCCGCTTGGCAATTCTTCAATGGTTCCAGGTTCGGCCTCCATCAAAACGTTGAGGTCCGCCGGGTCCTCCTCCCCGGTGTATCCCTCGGAGTTTTCCTTGAGCAACCACCCCATCTTACAACTTGAAACTCGGGCCGCAACCACCTCTGCCTCCTCGTAGCCGGCCAACTGTTGTAACCTGGTCATGGCACTAACCATCCAGGGGACTCCACGGGTTTGGCTAATTCTCTCCTGGTTAAATATGTGGATTATTTCGTTGGCCGGTATGCGATGCCGTTTGCGGTAGCTTGCTGCATAGGTGTCCCCGGGGTGGGATTCTAAAATGTGATAGGCAACCGGTTTTCCAAATGGGTCCACCTCCACCCCCATCCTTATCTCGTTACCATCTGGCAAGGCTTGGTTGTGTTCCGAGTCAAGACGGTCCGCCTCGATTATCTGCAAGGCAAATCCAAAGGGGTTGCGGTATCCGCGAATCATGCGGACCAACACGTCCCCGTCCCGGGCACAACTGCGAAGGGCAAGACGTTGAAAATCTCGCCATGTCATTTTGCCAGTGGGTGTGCAATTGTTTGCCCTGCCCCATGTGTTCCATGCCTTCTCGATAGCAAAGTTGGCAAATCGGTCCGGGTGCCCCGGTTGGTCCATCACCTTCATCTGCAAACCAATCCCATGGGCACCGAGTACATTGTTCTCCATGCCGTCCAGGTAGCGGCGGACATAATCATTGTTCCGTTCCAACTCCCGGCAGCGTCCCCGGAGTTTTTTTAGGTCCCTCCTAATCTCCTCGTCTGCCGTTGTGGATGGGCTTAACCAATCACTGGTTAGCCGGGAAACGTTTGCCCCGTTGTAACTCCTCTTTTGAGGCTTAACATATCCAAACCTCTTGGCTAATTTATCAACTAAACCCATGTTCAAAACCTTGCTTTTACGAGTCTCCCGGTGCCGTGCTTGTTCTCCGTCTGCCGCTTGGCCTCCTCCAGTTTTAACTTGTCCTCGTAACGTTGCAGGAGGTCCGCCAATTCCTGGATGGGGATTTTATTAATTGAACGTCCACCAATGTTGTAACTCTCCAGGTCGGAGCCGGCGCGTCCCTCCAGAACACTCCGGATGGTTTCAACCATAACCCTTGCGTGGGTCCGTTGGTCTGTAGTGGCGGAAGTGGCTAGGGCATTGAGGTTGGCCTTGATAACCAACTTGCCCGAGTCAACAAGGTAACGCTCCGAGGACTTGGAGGAGTAGGCTTGCCAAGCATAGGTGCCGGCAGTGTAATTGGCGGTAGTCGCCGCCGTAACGCTGACTGCAAAATAACCGGCGGAGGAGTTGCCGGTTGCGCTTATGTCAAACCCCGTGCCGGTGTCGCTTCTAAATGAATAATCCAAGGCCCACCCATCGCCCGGGGTGTAGTCCACCACGGTCTTGTTAAACTTGAGGGTGTCCCCGGCAATTAACTCATACGGTTCTATTGTCGGTACAGTCGCCGCCATTTAGTGGCGATTGTAGGGGCGGAATGGTGTGTTTCAAATATCCACCTTGCGAGGTCTGCCCCTTGGACGTGCCCCCGGTTTGGGAGGTTTGCTTGCGTTAGCTTGGGATGATGCCTTTTTGGCCTCGCTTGTCCTGCTCCCCATGAGACTGCCAAGGTTCAACTTGGCACCACACTCGGGGCACTTGATTGGTTTTTTAGCCACGTTAGTTAAGGTGGTTGCCCTTTGCCTCGCCTGACACACCCCACTCCACCATGCCCCCGTCTATTATAATGGGGTCCGGTCTTTTGGCCTCCACGTTGGTAAACACCAAGTCCGCCGCCCGTGTCCCTTCTTTGTTTTGGATGGTAACAATCAACTCCCTCCCGATTGCCTCAACGCCAAGGAACTCGTTAATTGCCGCCGGCATTCCCTCATGGAAAAAGCCGGCCAAATTGAAGCACGTTGTTGTAGCTTGTTCATTCATGGGTTTCCCTTCTTTTGTAAGGCAATGAACAACTGCAACTCGTCTAGTTCCTGGCTCAATGCCTTGTACTGTTCCCGGGCCTCCGGGGTTTGGTTTGCTGCTTGCCAATGTCCGCCATGGGGGCGTTGCTCGTAACTGTTCCACCACCCCCGGGCTTCTGCCAAGTGGTAAAGGTTGTCAACCTCGTCCACGTCCAACTCCACACCCTGCCCGTTGACCGTGTACCCGTCCCACTCCCTTAACTGCTTGGCAACCTCTTTGCCACACTTAACTTGGTAGTCCTTGCCCGGTTTAGCCTCCAGGCAGAGGGGGGAGAGTGTGGTTGCCCCCAACACCTTTAACATTGTTCTCCGTGTCATTTGGATTTTGTCCCTTTCGTTGTCGCCTTGTTGCGCCACTGGTCGTCATTGTAGCAATCTCGCCCGGGTTCTTTGTGGTATGCCATTCCCGGCTTGGTGTGTGCCATAAAGGCTGCCCTCCGGTAAGTGTTGCTTGCCAGCGCATCGGCCACCTCGATAATTGAGGGTTTAAGTCGGTCTGTCATTGTTGAAACAATGAACTCGTCACTCTCTGCAAAAGAGGCGCACAGGTGAATTGTTTCGTGGATTAAAAGGGTGGTAAATGCCGGCTTATTGCGAACCCTTCCGCTAATCACGCAATAGCCAACTCCGCGCATGGCCCAACCTCCATTTTTTCCGCCCGTCAACCTGTTTGGGCCTAGAGTCCTGTCGCTGTAGGAGATGCTAACCACCACCGGCTCCTGGGGGCGTTTCAAATAATAACCATGGTATGCCATAACGGTAATGGTCCCTAAAACAATGGCACGCATTTCCTCCTTCTTTATAAAAGACGGAGCCTTGCCCTTAACTGTTATCCCTGATGTCATTTTGCCACCACCTTCCGAATGCGTTGACCGCTTGGGGTTGTATGCACTTCAGTTTTGACAAGTCCCTTTTTCTGCAATGCGTTGATTGTTCGGTTGTCCTTGTTGCCGCGTGAAAAGAA